CCAAGAACTGAGCATAAGTGATGTGATTGTACCAATCACATTCCTGTCGAACTGAGCCTTTGACATCATCTCCATAAGTCATAACAGCACAATTGTGACGGAATGGTTCTGGATTGCCCTCTGCAGCGGGGTACATATGATAGTATGCACATCGCAACAGGAGTGAATTGACAATACAGTTAATATAAACCGTCAAATTCTGGCCAGAGGGATTGGAGCCACAATGGATAATCAAATCTCCATTGTACAAAACACACGAATAAGCAATTTCTGTGGCAACACCCTGCATGATTTTAATATCATTCTCAGAGTACTGCCCACATGTCTTTGCAATGTCGATTAAGCATTTGAAGGCTGCTAAAATTAATTGTGCAGGCATGCGCAAATCGTATTTGCTATAATCACCTGCAAAAATTCTATCAGCTCCAAATTTCTTCATGTGTCGAGCCAACTGATCCCACTCGGGGCCTTGAGCATTAACTCCAACGGCACACTCAGAAGTAAGTGGAAACAAAGACAACATCCTGGCAATAGGCAGAAAATACTTCCTCACAATCAACTGAAAGGCCCAGTCAGCCGCCTCAAAGACTCTAACTTTCTCCTTACCAATCTTAGTAGCTTCATCCTTGACACATGCCTTGAAAATAGTATAACACCTCTTGCCTCCAAGGAAAGCGGTAATCATCTTATTCATTTCATCAATGATGGCCTTATCACATTCAGCAGGACAAGCAAACTCGGGATAATCCTCAGGATTCAAGAGTGTAATCATATCACTCTTCGGCCCTGAAAGTGGAAATCCTTTGGAAGTGGAACGAGGCATGGCATCGATGAAACGAGCACCATCCCTTCCACACAAAGCTTCCATATCCGTGAGAGGTTTCAACTCTGCATGGGCCATATCACCAAATTCCTTCGATTGGAAAACTTCGATAATATGTGCCTGGTAGTCAATTACTGCCTTATCCAACAATGAGGGTTCCACACCCGCACTAGCATTAGCAGAATGAGCCAGGGAAGCCTGCCACATCAATTTATTATTGAATTGAGGGGGTCCATGCTTTCTTTCGACACCAGTCACTTCCGTGACAGCATCAGAAATAGGAGTAATAACAACGTCACTCTTGGTATGAGACGCACGTTGGCCAGTTTGACCAAAGTATTCAATATCGCTGCCCTCAGGCAAATAATTGATGGGAGAGTTGACATGAATATCTGTCGAAGTAATAACCTGCTTCTCATATCGAGTGGTAGGGAAAGTGCCATTAACATGAGTAGGGAAACTACTAACACAATCTTCAGTCTTGGCAATAGCATTTAAAATTTCCTGTCTGGTAACAGTGAGAGCCTTGCCACTGGAAGTACCAGAAATACCTCTCAAATGAATGCCAGCAATGGTACATTTGGCAAAACACCCAACCAAAACAGCTCCACACAGTCCAGTAAAAGTG